GTGCATTTGGAACGGGTGGTAAATTTGGAGAACTAACTGCTAAACTAGCACAAACTTTAAAAGGAACTATATCAAACTTAAAAGATGCTTACTTTACAATTCAAACGGAAATAGCTAAAGGATTTTTTGATGAATTAAAACTACAATTAGGAGATTTAAAAAATTTACAGAAGATAATGATCAAGCAATAAGAAGATTAAGTAGAGAAATGGGAGAAAATCTTGCAGTAGCTATTTTAAAAGTATCTAATGCACTTAAAAACATTAACAACAAATTTTAGAGACTATCAATCTATAATAGGACTTGCAGCAATAGCTACGGGTGGATTTACAGGAAAATTAATTGGTGCTGGTTTAATTATTGATGATGTAAAAAGCGAATTGACAAACTGGCTGGTAAAGATAATAAAATAAAAATTAATTTAGATGCTTTATATGATGATATGCCACAAGCATTAGAAAAAGTAAAGAAGCAGTTTTTGATCTTGCACAAGCAGAAAAATCATTGCTAAAGCTAAAGAAAAGAATTAAAACTACAAAAACTTTTTATTAGATGAAGCAAATAATAAAAGAAGAAAATTCCACGAGTTAGAAATTGAAGGTGTAAAAAATTACAAGAAATGAATGTAACATTTAAAGACATGAATGAAAATTCTTTAACAAATTTACAAGAAAAATTTACAAATATTGGTACAACAATTAAAGAGAATTTAAACGCTGGTATTACAGGATTCTCAAATGCTTTATCAAGAGCATTAATACTTGGAGAAGATTTAGGTAAAGCATTTAAAAGAATGGTACAAGATGCACTTATTCAAACTGTAGCAATTTTAATTGAAATTGTTATCCGAATGGGTATTCAAAATTATTAGGAGATAAATTAAAATACAAGAAGATAATAAACTTAAACAAGCTAAAAAATATACATCAGAATTAAAGGCACAAGTTGGACTTGCTTTATTACTTGCAATATTAACAGGTGGTGGCTCAATGGCTGGTGGTTTTAGTTTTGGTGGTAGTGGTGGAAAAACAACTGCAAGAAATGGTGGTGCAGTACAAAAAGATCAACCTTATATGGTAGGAGAAAATGGGCCAGAATTATTTATACCAAACTCAACAGGACAAATTAACCAATCAGCTAGAGGTACAGGTGGTGGTGCGACAACAGTTAATTTTTAATGTTAGTGCAACTGATGTAAAAGGTGTAAAACAATTATTAATTGATAACAGATCAACAATCGTAAATGCAGTTAATACAGCTTTAAACGAAAAAGGAAAAGAGGCATTAGTATAATATGAGTGGACAATTTCCAACATCTCCAGTTGCACAAGATGCTAGTATAGGCTCACAACAAAATACTATTGTTAGTGTAACAACATCAGGTAGAGTTCAAACAAGACAAATAGATGGTCAAAAATTTACTATCACTTTAGATTATGCACCAATGAACAGAGCAAACTTTGCACCTATCAAAGCATTTATTATGAAACAAAGAGCAAAGTTAAATACCTTTACAATTATTCCACCTGTTGTATCAAATGCACAAGGTGTTGCCTCAGGAACTATAAGTGTTGATGGTGCAATAACTTCTGGTGCTACTACTTGCACAATAGATGGTATGACAACAAGCACAAATGGAATACTTAAAGCTGGAGATTACTTTAGATTTACAGGCCAAGATAAAGTTTATATGGCTGTTGAAGATTTAAATGCAGATGGTTCTGACGAGGGAACACTTACTTTTGAACCACCTTTAAGATCAAATGTAGCTAATGATGTTGCGTTGGTTTATGACAATGTTGATTTTACTGTAAGACTTTCAAATGATATTCAAGAATATTCTATTGTAACTAATGATCTTTATAAGTATCAGATAGACCTAATAGAAAATCTATAGTGAAAAAGTATAAGATAACTCACAAGATAACTGCCGATTTTGTTGCTGAAATTATTGTTAATGAAGATGATATAGATACTAAAATTAATGATCTTAAAGAATATCAGAAACCTAATAGCAAATTTGATTTTACTATGTTAAAAGGTACAGAAAGTATAACTCAAACAATTTACGAAGAATATGACGAGAACCTTAACAACAGCAGTAAAGAACGAACTTGCAACAGATAGCTTACAACCTATTACACTTGTTTATATAAATGTAGGTACAGGGTTTAGATTTACCGATCATTACAAAGACATTACATACGACTCTAACACTTATTCAGCTTCTTCATTATTCACAAGACTATCTAGTGTTACAGAATCATCAGAAATAGAAGTTAGTAATATTACCCTATCTTTTTCAGGTGCAGATCAAACAATTATATCTTTGTTTTTAAGTAATTCTTATATGGAGAAAGAAGCAGAAGTTTATAAAGGGTTATTAAATACTAGCGAAGCTGTTATTGCAGACCCTTTTCTTTTATTTAAAGGTAGAATAGAATCTTTTAGTATTGATGAAAGTATTAATCAATCAAATGCAAATATAGTAGTTGCTTCTCATTGGTCTGACTTTAGTAAAATTGAGGGTAGAAAACAAACACAGGCTCACAACAAATACATTTTTCAACTGATCTAGGTTTTGAATTAGCTTCACAAACAGTACAAGATATTAAATGGGGTAGAGCATAATGCAAGATGTTATTAATCTATTCAAAAAGTTTGATCGTTATAAAGATAAACCAGATAGTCAATTACAATATTACTTAGAGCCATCAATAAAGTTAAATCAATGTAAAAAGTTTTATGACAATAACGAATTAGTTGGCTTTGTTAATTGGGCTTATATCCATGATCTTGTTGAAAAAAGATTCAAACAAACAGGTAAGATTAAATCTAATGAATGGAAGTCAGGTAATAATTTATGGTTAATAGAAATTGTATCTGTTAAAAGTACATTTAAAATGATGCGTTGGGTTTATAATTATTTTAGAAAACAATTAAAAGTAGATAGTTCTATAAATTGGTTAAGAGTTGATAGCGATATTTATAGAGTAGGTCAAAAGTTTAAAAGGAGTTATCACTAATGGGTGGTATAGTTGATGCTATTGTAAATGTTGTAAGTAGTTTTATTGGGTGGTTAATTCCTATTCCTGATATTCCTGACTTTGATACACCAGAAGAAGAAAGAGGTGTATTAATTAATAAGCAATCTAACAATGCACAAATTCCTGTTGTATATGGCAGACGACAAGTTGGAATTACTAGAGTATTTGTAGAATCATCAGGAACAGATAATCAATACTTATATATGGCTGGAGTTCTTTGCGAGGGAGAGATTGAAGAAGTAGAACAAATATTTATAGATGATAAACAGGTTATCTTTGATGGTGATTTAGATCATGGAGTAGTTAGAGAAGTTTCTGGTGGAGATGCTAATTTTTATAAAGATAGTTCTCACATACAAGTTCAAGCATTTAATGGTACTGACAATCAAGTTGCGTCATCAATATTAACTAATTCTACTAATTGGACATCAAACCATAAATTAAGTGGTGTATGTTATGTTGCATTTAGATTTAAATGGAATCAAGATATTTTTAGTTCTATTCCACAAGTAAGAGTAACTTTAAAAGGAAGAAAAATTTATGACCCTAGAAATGATTCAACTTCATGGACACCAAACTCTGCATTAGTTCTTTTAGATTATTTAAGAAATAGTAGATATGGAAAAGGATTACCAAATAGTGCTTTTGAATCTGATTTTGCTTCTTTTAAAACTTCTGCAAATGATGCAGACTCTATAATACAACCAAGAACAGAAATATTTTCATCAATAGCTGGTTTAAAAATGCAATTATTTAATGGATATTATTCAGATAATCCTAATTGGTTTGTAAATAAATCTCCAACATTATCAAGTCAAGTTACATCTATTAGTGGAGTAAGCACAAGCCCTTATCATTCAAGAAGATATTATGGATATTTTACAGCACCAAGTTCAGCTAGTTTTAATTTTCAAACTGATTCAGATGATTCATCTGTAGTTTATATTGGAGATGCTAGTCAAACTGTAGATAATTTATTTAAAGAAGTTGAAGTTAATAGAAATAGTAAATTAGTTGTTAATAATAGAGGTTGGCACGGAAACGCAAGTGCTACAGGAAGTAAAACTTTAGTTAGTGCTTCTGTATATCCTGTTATTATTTATTATGGCAATGCACCTAGTAACAGTAATTTAACTTTTAGATGGAGAGTTAGTGCTGGTTCATATAGTTCAGATTTATCTTCTAGTTTTTCAAATGGAAGTTATGTAAGTGATGTTGTTCCAGCTATTATTAAATTTGAATCAAATGCTGTAGTGGACACAAACCAAAAAGTTATTGAGAATGTTAAAAAAACTTTTAAACCCTATGAGATCATTATTCACTTATAATAATGGTGTTTATAAACTTAAAATTGAAGGTACAGGCTCATCAGTTAAAACAATAACAGTAGATCATGTAGTTGGTGGTGCAAAAGTATTAGGAGAAAGAAAAAATAATAAATATAATAGAGTTATTGGAACATATGTTAATCCATTTAAGAATTGGCAGAATGATACAGTTTCTTTTCCACCAACAGACGATACTAATGTTGCAACTGAATTTAAACACGCAACAATGTTAGCAGATGATAATGGAACTTTATTAGAAGGTAATTTCCAATTTCCTAATGTAACCAACACATATAATGCAGAGGCTTTGTGTGAAGTAATCCTTAGAAGATCAAGAAACCAATTACAGATACAATTAACTTTAACATCAGAATTTTTAGAGTTAGAAATAGGAGATATAGTTGCAATCACATATCCTAGTGGTGGATTTGATGCTAAACCTTTTAGAGTATTAGGTATAGAAATTAATGAAGATTTAACTGTTAATGTTCAGTTGTTTGAACATCAAGATAATTTTTATGATTTTAATACTAGAAATCCTATACCAACAATTCCTGATACTATTTTACCTAATCCAAATTCAGTACAAGCACCAACAATATCATCAGTAACAGATGAAGTGATAGAGTTGTTTGATGGTTCAGTTGTATCTAAATTAATTGTTAATCTATCAAACACAGATTCATTCGCAGATGAATTTGAAGTACAATACAAAGAATCTACTGTAACGGATTATAGATTAATGCGTAGAGGGTCTAATCAAATTATAGAAAATATCCTGTTAAAGAGGGTATCATTTATGACATTAGAGCAAGAACAATTAATAGCTTGGGTGTAAAATCTGTATTTACTACAACTCAACATGAAGTAGTAACTGCCTTTGACCCACCTAATGATGTAACTAATTATTCAATAGATGTTGTTGGAGATAAACTTCATCATACATTTGATGCAGTATCAAACTTAGATTTAGATTATTATGAAATAAGGTTCACATCAGATACTACAGAAACAATTTATTCCAACACAACAGTTCTGGTTCCAAGAATTGCAAGACCAGCAACTTCAGTTGTTACACCATTTGTAGGAAGTGGAAAATTCTTTATTAAAGCTGTAGATAAATTTAACATTAGATCAGCTAATTCTGATTCAGTTGTTATTTCAGATCAAGTATTTGAAGGTTTTAAAGCTGTTCAAACAATTACAGAAGAAACAGCATTTGATGGAATTAAAACAGATTGCATAGTAGTAGATAACGCATTAATATTAAATACATCAGATAACTTTGATGATGCTATAGGAAATGTAGATGATGCTACAGGATTATTTGATGGTGGGTTTGGAAGTGTAAAATCTTCAGGTAGTTATGTTTTTAATACAGGGTTTGATTTTAGTAATAAGTTTAAATTTAAAGTATTATTAAATCAATTAAATGTAGATCACTTAGATTATATAGATAACTTTGATTCTCAATCTGGGTTTTTTGATTCTGCACAAGGGTTATTTGACGGTGGAACGAGTGAAGCAATTTCAACTAATGTTCAATTACAAATATCTTTATCTAATGACAATGTAACATTTGGAAGTTATCAGAATTTTAAAGCTGGGGATTATGTTACAAGAGCAGTTAAATTTAGAGCAGTTTTAACTTCAACAGATACATCAGCAACTCCTAAAATAAACAATTTATCTATTAAACTATTATTACCAACAGTAATTCAAGATGGCTCTAATGTATCTTCAGGAACTGATATTGCTGGAAAAGTTATAACTTTTGATAATCAATACTATCAAACACCTACATTGACAATTATTGCACAAGACCTTAATACAGGAGATTATTTTGCTTTAAACTCTAAAACTGCCTCTAATTTTAATATTGAGTTTTTTGATAGTGGTGGTAATACTGTTGATAGAACTTTTGATTTTCAAACAGTAGGACTTGGTAGTCAGCAATAATAAAATGATTGAATTAATTAATAAATAGGATAAAAACAGATCATGGCACAATTACAGTATATCAAAGGTTATGAGGGTCAATATTCTGCATCTAAAGATGGTAAAATTTTTTCACATAAAACTAATAGATTTTTAAAACCAACTAATTTAAAAGGCTATCAAAGAGTTAAATTAAGAGATTCTAATAATAATCAAGCAAGAAAGAAAAATTAGTTCATAGATTAATTGCAGAAACTTTATTTCTAATACTGAAAATAAATTAGAAGTAAATCATAAAAATAGTGTAAGAAATGACAATAGAATTGAAAATCTAGAATGGACAACTAGATCAGAAAACAATCAACACGCATGGACATATGGAAATAAAGTTTATGTAAAACCATATAAAAAGGAAATAAATTAATGAGCCAACACGATTATTCCATAGCCAATCAAGGATTTCCAGCAACAAGAGCAGATATTAATAATGTTCTTTCAGCTATCTCTACAAACAATTCAGGAACTTCAGCACCAAGTTCTACAATTTGCTGGACAATTTTGGATTAGACACAACTTCATCAACTTGGACTTTATACATACATGATGGTTCAGACGATATTCAATTTGCAACAATAGATACTTCTGCAAACACAGTTAATTTTATAGATTCAGCTTTAGCAAGTGATGTTGTTATAAATACATCAGGTGCAATTACAACAACAGGTAGCTTTTACCTCTTTAGGTATAGATGACAATGCTACAAGTACAGCTATTACTATTAATAGTAGTGAACAAGTAGAATTTACAGCAGGAACAGCTTTATTACCTGCAATCACAACAACTGGTGATGCTAACACAGGTATGTGGTTTCCTGACGCTGACACTATTGCATTTTCTGAAGGTGGTTCAGAAGTTATGCGTATCGACAGTTCTGGAAAAGTTGGTGTCGGAACTTCATCTCCATCACAAGCATTAGATGTCGTAGGTAGTATAGAAGTATCAGATGGTATTTACATTGGTGGCACAGCAGCAGCAAACAAATTAGACGATTACGAAGAAGGAACTTGGACACCTTCTATAACTACAGCAGGAGGTACTCTTTCTGTTACTTATGCTGAAAGAGCAGGTAAATATACAAAGATAGGAAATATAGTTACCTATGAATTTTATATAGAAACTTCTGTTTTTCTGGTGGAACTGGAAACCTTACATTTGGTGGATTACCTTTTACTGTTCAAGCAGGTAGAGGAGCCTTAGGTATAGCAGCAGGTTCAAGAATTGATTTAGGAATAGAATCAGCAGTAATTACACCATCACAAAGCAGTTCAAATTTTTTAGTCAGAATTAAAAATTCAACAGGAACAGGAACAAGTGACAATTTAACTACACTTGATGCTAGTGATTGGTCAAACAATAATCCAACATTAAATG